GGACTAAGTGATGATAAATCTGTAGGAGATGAACCGATACTTGAAACATTAGAAGATGATAGCTCAGTATTAAATACCGCTAATTCATCAATTAAACCTCCAAAATGATCGCAACTAGCATTCTGCGTCCTACCAATATAAACAATACTTCCTGTCTGCCCTGAAGTAACATCAGCAGGTGTATTGCTTGAAGTCGCTTCAGATGTTCCGTTGACATAAATCGCTGAACCTGTTGTAGACCAAGTCGCACATATGTGCATCCAAGATGAAGTGGAAACTTGCGTTGTAGCTACAACCTCACGAATCGCTCCATCGTAAAAATATAGAGTGGGATAACCTGCCTCATTTATATTCAAACCTATATAAACATTACCCTTACTGATAATTGAACGATTCTGAAATGGGCTTGTTTGAGTAGCAGTCACACTAGAAGGTTTGATCCACGCTGATATGCTTCCTCCGGTATTATAAAAGTTTAAAACAGAACTAGCGGTGGTTACATGGTCGTCTACCGCATCAAAATCTACGCTGTAGGTGCTAAAACCGCCACCACCACCGCCGCCGGGTGAGGAGGGTAGAGTATGGCCGAGTTGAACCCCTAATCCTAGAAAAGGCATAGCCTTTTATGCTTTATACAGAATGGCCGCACCGCTTGTTAGCGTTATGCTAGTAAACGGTAAGGTCAAAGTGTCACCTTTTCCAAATGTTGTACCGTCAGATATTAAATCTGCCGAATTATCCATCTGTCCAGTGATTGCTCCAATCACCGAATCCTCAGTAAATTGTACAGCGATAAAGTCGCCTGTGTTTGCTCCTGTGCCGTTTACATAGGTGCAACCATTTGCTCCCATGCTGTTCTGAATATTGATTGATGATATGCCCATTTTATGATGTGGTTAAAACTGAAATGCCGAACGAATAGCTCGGATAGGTGTTAAAGGTTATTTTGTTTTGAGATTGTAGGCGTTCTGCTCTGTCTATTTCTAATGCGAGATATTCTTCCGCCCTGTTCTCCTCCTGCATAGCCGCCTCTGTCTGTCCGTCTCCACGAAGAAAGTCGCTGAGTCCGCCGGCTACCAGGTAGTTGGCTAAAAAGTCAGGCACATTCGTTTCCTCTCCTGCATCCTTTCCATAGGTTGGCCGAACTGCGGTCCCTACGATAAAAACAGAAGATACCGAACTGTTTGCCGGTAAAATCAAGTATCCGTCCAGTAGCTTAAAATCTAACAATACCGCCGTGCTGTCAGTAAATGGATTCTTCGTATAAACCTGGTGGATTTCCATGATGTTTAAATCATTGTCGATCTGTACTGCCTTGCCGGCTGTGGGATTAGAGGTTGATCCGACTGACTTCTCTACCAGTTTGAGGAGTTCAGGCCACTTGCATCGATGCCACGCAGTCTGTGCTCTACTGTTTAAAGACTCCTTGAAGAAAAATTCATCCACCTGCGTCAAGGTTGGCAGACCAGCCGCCATCTTGAATCGTTTCTCGAGTGAATCAAATGTAACGGTTCTTGCCATTATTATTGAACATTAGCGATGCCTGGGCTAACAGGCTTGCCTCCGGCTTGAATATTATGCCGATTAAATTGTGACGGGGAACGATATTGCAAAATATCATTTCGATATTGTCGTGACTGTTCCCTGACTAAATCGATTTCCTGTGCGAGCATTGCTTCAGCGTTTTGCTCTTCCGCAAATGCTTTTTCAGTTTGCCCATCACCACGCAAAAACCCGGCATAGGCAGAATGGGCGAGATAGTCGAAAAAGAAGTTAGGGATGTTTTGTTCATCTCCGGCCTCATCACCATAGTATCCTGATGTAGCTGAACCTGAGTTTATTTCTCCTCGTAAATCCTTACGATAGGTTACAAAGACATTAACGCCATTCAATGTGGTAGGCTCAATAATTTTGATCGAAGGATATCCACCTGAGTCCATCTCAGTTAAAAATGTGTATTCGTCTGGATAACGGGCAGAAGTTGGATCTTCTTTATGAATACGAAAAACAACATTGGCATCGTTTGCTAGCTTGTTGCTCGTTCCGTAAACCCGCAGTCTATTGGCATCAGATGTCACTATAGCCACACTTTCTCCGATTACGGTGAACTGTGGCCAAGGGTATCTCTCATGAGCTATACGAGCCGCACGATTTACGAGATCTCTAAGAAAACTAGCATCTGTTGCCTGTAATGCATCAAGTCCGGCCAATGCTCGGAATCTAGACTTTAATTGCGAATATGTAGCGGTTGCGTAGTTTGCCATATTTAAAGTTAGTGTTTAATTTTGCACTCGGGGTTCGATTTCTCGAAGTCCTTACGAAATCCTTTGTCTGCCCAGCATCCAGGTCTTTCCTGTTCGTGGCGGACATATGTGGTTAAGTCTGTTACCCGAGCAAGCCGGAGGTCACCTTTGCCTCCTTCAAACGCTTTGGCGGCCTTGCGGGACTGCTTTTGGCGTTGTGCATATCCAGCCTTTTCATTAACTGCGGCTCGCTCGTTTTCCTTACGAAGGTAATAAGCGATTTCGTCCTGTGACGATCTGCTTTTCTTACCTCCCCTTACGATGATATTTAGACTCATTTAAATGGAAAAAGGGGAGCCGGTCTAACCCTAAACCGGCTCCCCAATAACAACATGATAGTAATAAACCCGAAGAGTTTAAACGATTGACCCCAAGGCTCTAGGATTACCTACACGAAGCGTAAGCATTGCCTCAGTGAAAGCTCTTTTGCCGGCTCCATTGTCAGGAAGATCCACTACGGAAATGCCTTCAAGGAACTTGAGGGAAACAGTGTCATCGTCAGGAATCAAGTAAGCACGATCTGTGTTTACTGTTCCTTCTGCTGTGTCAGGACTGGAAGCCGATCCATTCACACGACCCAAGAAAAGGTCAGGAATGATATCGATAGAACCAAAATCGCTGACATAATGAAGAACTGAATTAACCAAGGTTTTTCCGCTTACATCTTGAGTGAAGCTGTAAACAGGATTGTTGGTAACTGCGGCACGGGTGTAGTCAGTAATGGCGTTCATTACTGCTGGACCGGCATACAATTTGTAAGAACCTTTAGCACCACTTGCAGTGTAAACTGCTTGAAGTAATCCACGAAGAGCAGACTCAGTTAAAGAACTAAGACTTACACGGGAACCGCTTACAGCACGAAATGCTTGTTTAGCACTTGTATCGAATGTATTTCCGGTATGGCTCGGATCACTCCATAAACCTAACCCGCAGAGGGTACTTCCAGCGGAAGAGGTTCCGGCGGCTTGATCGTTTCCTGAAGCGATAGCAGTTTCGATTGAGCGTTTAAGCTGAATTAAGCTTTTTGCTTTGGAAGCGTTGAATAATCCACCTTGTCCACCAGGAGCGACATCAATCATCTCAGCCTGACGCGAGACGGAGAATATGTCTCTGATGGTTTGGACTCGGTTACCAAGTCTTGCACGAGAGTCGATCAAGTTAGCGGCATCGGAGATTGTAAGATCAACGCCGTCGATTGTTCCGCCAATCTCGGGGTCTGCGAGTGTGTCCACAAGCCACTCGTTAAGAGTTGCCTTTGGTGCCTCAGATTGTGAGAGAGTAGAATACAGAGGTGTTTCAGTAGGCTCTACGGTTTTCAGAAGTGATTCTAAACTTTCGCGAGCACCCTTAGCACTTGTTACATTGTATGAAGTAGCAATAGACATTTTTAGTAATTCCTTATTTTAAGATTTTAAATTTTAGTCCGCTAGAAATGCGGCAAGATCGTTAGCCGAGAGTGGTCCTTTACGATCCAGGATTTTTGCTTTTTCTTTCTGCTTCCGAGTCGCTGAGTTTTCGATTGGCGGGGATGCATCTCCTCCATCGGTTGGAGGTGGAGCTTTACGCTTTTTGACTACCTTCTTGGGAGCCTTTGCGGTTTGCTCGCTTTTCAATGCTTCTATGCCTCTGACGAGAGTTGCGGCGATAAAGTCACCATTGGGAAGGTTATCCAGTACATTGCCATATTGGCCTCGTAGCTGTTTATAGGTTTCTCTACGGAATTCGGATATGTCATCATCTTTCGATGAATCCATCCACGGATGGGTATTGATTGTATCTCTACTCCACTCGCTTTTTTCCCTTAGATACTCACTCCGTTGAGGAATCTTTTCGGTAAGGTATTCGTCAGCCTGGGTTAGAATATTGCGAATATCATCATCGCTATATTCCTTGCCATCGACCTCTACGAAATCCTTGCCTATGTGTTGAAGTGCAAATTTCTTGGCCGCCTGTGCTTCCCGCTTCAAGTTTTCCAAGTCTTCAAACGATTGAATGTTTTCTAACTCGGGCTGAGACGCTGGCGATTGACTGCCTCCTGATTGCTTGAGGTTTTGAATCTCACTCTTGAGCGACTCCACTGTTTCTTCTGCTGATTTTGCTCGAGCAGTAAGACGCGAAATCTGTTTCAGAGTTTTCTTTAAACCCTTCGACTGAGTTTCCTCCTCTTCAACCTCTTCCTCTTCGGTATCCTCCTCCGTTTCCTCCTCTTCAGATTCTTCGGTTACAGACTGTGAAAGAACATCTTCATCCTGGTCGGCAGATGCTTCTGCTTCTTCGGGAGTCTCGGTGACTTCCGCTTTAGCCTCATCCGCCTGTTGAGCCTCCTGATCCGTTTCGACCTGTTCGACAAAACTTGCCGCCAAATCTTCCACCGATAGTGGGCCTCGTACTTGATTGTTTTCTGCTCCCGATTGTTCAGCCGGAGCCTCGCTTATAACTGTTTCTGCCATGATTTCTGCGTTTGTTAGTAGAGTTCGCACTCTCTTGCTTGTATCTGCGGAGCAGATATGCCCCGCCAGTGACAATTATAGCAGTTTAAAAAGCAGTTTTGTCAGGTAGCCCGAAAAATTTTCCAGTTGTCCTTAAATTTCTCATGCTTGGCTTTAGATTCAGGGTTGTGAGGGTATAATCCGATCCTTTTTGCCCCGTCTAATTCCATGCATGGGATGTTATAAAAAATGTTTTCATCTTCGACATATGCCACCAATATGTCCACTTTTGTACAGTCTATCGACTCTTTGCCGGATGATCCGCTGGCGGTCGTTACCATATACCGACCCAATCCACCCCGTTCCTTATCCTTCGACTTACTCTCAGTTCCTTTTATCTGAATCTTAAATATCTTGCCTGCCGTATTCATCACCAGGCAATCCTGTGGCAGATAATCGCCAAGAGGCACAAAGACTTCCAGTCCATGCTCAAGTGCCTCCGAAAAAAACTTCTGCTCGTAGAGGCTACCCTTCCTCTTCATCTTCGTCATCATCGAGCACCATATCGCACTCAAAATCGACAACATCCTCATCGAGCCACTCCTCGAGATCCTCCATCGCTATTTTGGCGATCTCGGTATCCTCAATGTCGGACTCTTCGATCCAACGATTGATCAATGCCCTGTGGGCGTTTTTAAACTGCTGATGGGGTGTCAGTTTCGGCATTATCCAACGCCTCCAATATTCTAGTCAGTCCTGCAATCTCTCCCGATAGACGGGCAAGTTTCTGCGGATTATCAACATGGGTATAGTCCTGAAAGTCAACCAGGCACATATCCCTCTGTTCTTTAATAAAGTCTTTAATCACTACCCACTCGGTTTGCTCTCCGAGTCCGGCAACTGCATCTCCTAATGTCATTTTTTCCTTCTTACGGGTTTTACTCTTCTGCCCATTCCCACCTTCGATTTCTCAGCCTTTTTCCGTTTCAGTTGGCTTTTACTCATCTCCGATTTGGTCTTGGGTGTTTTACTCGAAACTCTTTTGGTTGGCCGGCAGTATTCATTAGATTTACCCTGACCGCATGGTTTGCCGGTCCGTGTATCTTGCCATTTCTCAGCACCCCATCTTTTCAACGATGTACCTTTAGCGGTCTTGCGAACCTGCCCTTTGGACTTCCGACACTTGGCAATCTGTTGGGACGCACGGGCAGATGGGAATACTTTTACCCGAGCCTTTACCTTCTTATAGCAAGCGTCCTTTGGCATCTTACCACTTTTTGCAGGACCAGTATCCTGCTGTTAGCTTTGATTTCTTCTGATCGCACTTATGCCTAGCTCGAAAAGATTTACGGGCATCAGGATTAGATTTACGGATCTTCATGTTTGCATCCCCGTAACGAATTGTCTTCTGCTTCCCACCTTCCGATGCAAGTACGACAAACTTTTTCTTCCCATAACCAGGTTCACCCTTTCGGATGCGTCTAGGGGAGTTGACCTTAGTCGGTTTACTCACTTTTTCTTTTTCTTCTTGAGTAATTTCTTAACAGTCGGACTCATCTTCTTCCGACCCATTGCTTTTGCTTTATTGGAAGGTCTTCCAACCTTCGATCCGTAAGTTCCTTTTCCGTATGGCATAATATTATTCCTTTCGATTAAGCGGCCATCGATGTACCTGGTACATTGCCGGGGGCTGTCCCTAGTTGGCCAATTAGTGCGTTTCTTTGTTGAGCTTGCTGTTGCTCGAGTTGTCCTGCGTAAATCTGAAGTCGTTTTGCAAAGTTTTCGTCTTCCTGCATTCGTCTTTGGATATCTTCGGCG